CTACAGCTGCTGCCATCGCTATTGCAGTTGCCGCTATTTCCGAAGCCCTGAGTCTCTACCCCGGAATCCGCGCCAACGGCATCATCCAAGCTCTGCTGATGGTGGCCAAAGCCGTTTTCCCAAAGCGCCGCTGAGCGCTCCCCTGCCCCAACGCAGCACCCCGATGGCCTCGACCCCTGTCCGCCTGGCGGATTTATTCCGCTTCTACAAGGGCCTCCCTCACCAGCTCGCGGCCATCACCGAACTGGAGCAAGCCCTCCTCAAGGCCGACCCGACCCTGCTAAACCGCGACCGGGGCTGGTTCAAAACCTGGAGCGTCGCAGGCAAACAAACCAACTTCCCCAACACCTGGGAAGGTGTTCTAGAAGCCGCCCGCGTCGCTGGCGCCAAATTCCCCGAACTGGTCGCCGCCCAGTGGGCCCTGGAATCCGGCTACGGCAAAATCGTATCCGGCCGCAACAACTTCTTCGGCCTCAAAGGCACCGGCACCAGCACCAAAACCCAAGAGTTCATCAACAACCAGTGGATCACTATTACCGACAGCTTCATTGACTTCCCCGATCTTCTCTCCTGCGTCATCTACCTTGTAGACCACTGGTACAAGGACTATAAACAATACAAAGGTTGCAATAACGCAAATAGCCGCGAAGAAGCCGCCAAGTGGCTGGTCAAAGAAGGGTATGCAACCGACCCCAACTACGCGGGCAAACTTATTGCCCTGATGGATCAACACGCTGGAACTAACCCAGCCATCAAACCGCAGGAAAAAATCCTCAAAGTCCCTTACGAATACCAGCTAGGCCCTGACGATGGCGCCACTGGTTACCGCCAGTGCTTTAGTTCCAGCTGTGCCATGGTGGCCCGCTACTACGGAAAAATCTCGGGCGACTACGAATACAACAAACTCCGCGCCCGTTTCGGAGATACCACCGACCCTAAGGCCCAACTCGCCGCCCTCAAAGCCCTGGGCCTCACCGCCACCTTTGAAATGGACGGTACCGTTGAAGACCTCGAAAACGAAATCACCAACGGCCACCCCGTCCCCGTCGGCTGGCTCCACCACGGCACTGCCGCCAACCCTGCCGGTACCGGCCACTGGAGCGTCGTTGTGGGATTCACCCCAACGCACTTTATTCACTGCGATCCGAACGGCGAAGCGAATCTTGTTCAGGGCGGGTATGTCAGCCATAAGGGCGGTGCAAACGTGGCATACTCCCGCAAAAACTGGCTGCCTCGGTGGCTGGTTGACGGTAACGATACAGGCTGGTTTGTGCGTGTACGCCCCCGATAGGCTACAGTTGCAACGATCCACGGAGAAGTGCGGTGCTGCCTGCCTTTAGGACTCTGCCCACACAAGAGACGCTCAAGCATTTTTATTTATATGACCCCCTTACTGGGAACTTTACTTATAAAGTAGGCAGTAGAACAGGAAAACTAGCTGGCCATAAAAGAACTAGACGCGGAGATAAACCGTGGTTAATTTTAATAAACGTAAACGGTGTACAGTATCCCGCACATAGACTTGCGTGGTTATACATGACAGGAGAAGATCCGAAACTAACTATTGACCACATCGACCGCAATCCTTTTAATAACGCTTGGAGTAATCTTCGATTAGCTGACCACTATTTACAAGCTGAAAATAGAACGTATAGAAGCATCTACCCCGGTGTTAATTTTCACAAGGCATCAGGAAAATGGGTTGCTCGAATCCAAAGAAAAGGCAAACGTGTCCATCTGGGCGTGTTTAACACTAAAAAAGAGGCCATAGTGTGCAGAGTCGCCGCCTTGCAAGACTATGAATCCCATTGAGCACAGCCTTGAATCCCAGTTCAACAAAGCCTCTACCGACAAATGGCTGGTGGACCGCTTCAACTCCGGCGACTACCGGGGCCTCCTCGAAGCCGCCCTCATCCTGAACACCCTCCACCAACTGGAGCAAACAAAAGCCCGCTGGGCCATCCGCGAAGCCGCGAACAACCTAACGGACCAGTTCGGCCTCGACCGCGACTCGGCCTAAGCGTGCTCCACGTTCATCCGATCCACCATCTGCTGGTACAACCCGGTGTAGCACCCGTGCAGCGGATGCCCCGGCTTATCCCGCGAATCCTCCAGATAGAGGCGCTCCAATAGATCGGTCCTGGCCTGGTCATCTTGCACACGCGCCCACGCTTTCTGTGCCCACGCCGCCGGTTTCTTCATGCGCTTCGCCCTTGCGGCCTTTACTCGTGCGTTCGCCGCAAGGCTAGGACTGGTGTGCGACCGGACCAGGACAGGTTTCCCCGCCACAGGCGGCGGCACATCCACCTGACTCCCCGGGTACTTACACCGCGTAATCACCAGCGCGTGCTCCAGCGACGTCGCCTTAACCAGCTGGCGCAGCGCCCCACGCCCCGCCAGCCAAACCTGCACCTCGTAAAACTCCATCAGTTCCACGACCTCGGAAACGCGGGCTCCTCAACACTGTGGACAAACACCGGCGTATCCACCTGGCGCATCACAACCTTGGCCGCCGCCACCGCACACTCATACGTGACCCAGCTCGACGCATCCTCCTTGGTCTGCGTAAACCCCACACCATTCCCCGGCCCGTAAACCGCCGTGACCCAGCGGTCCCCGGTCACCAGCACGTAGCGCGTCACAATCAAAAAAGCAGGTTACTGTGTAACCCTACTACCCCTCCTACCCAACCAGCCAGACTATGAAGAAATCTGACTGGGACTCATGCGTCAGTTTCTGACACACCTGGCTGCTGCTTCGAGCGCATTCTTCCCTGCACCCTTCGCTGCACCGACTCCGCCCACGACGCCTTATCAGCCGCCTCTGCTGCTTTGTAGTCCGATGCTGGCAGGCTTTTCTCCAGTGCCGCATACACCATCTCCCGCAGCATCCCCGTCACTTTCTTCCCTTCTCGTGCCGCCAGTTCCTCGGCCAGCTTGTATCTGTGCATGTCCAACAGCAGCTGGCAGTACACCTTCTGTCCGTGACGCAGCGGCATGATCCCGTATCTAATCTCCTACACAATAGCATACTGCGACACACTAGACCTACCACCGCACATCCTCATCCACCCTTTTTCTCCAGGCATTCGACTGCGCCACCCGCGCCCCACCCCTCTGCTTGGAGCACCCCTTCCTAACGTCCCTCGCCCACTCCAAAAAAGCCGCCGCCCTCTGCAAATCCGCCGTCTTCGCCAGCCGAATCTCCCGCTGGAGCCACTCCATCACCAGCTCCCTTCCCGTGCGGCTGCGACTCATGAGTCCAACTCTGAGACTCGCATGATGGACTGAACCGCACACCCCGGATACTCTTTCCGTGCCTGCTGGTGCGCCTGGAACGCATCCGGCGCCACCACAAAGACGTCGAGCATCGGCCCATGAAGCCGATACATCCTGACCCGATACTCGAAGTCCTGCCTCATTACTTGGCCTGATCCCAGCTATCCCCGACCTTAGCCTCAGCCAGCGGCGGAATCTCCCCCAACCACCGAGCCTCTGCATCCTGCATCACCGCCTGGAGCTGGTGCGCCCAGACCTCCGCGTGTTCCTCTACGACGAGCAAAATGATTTCGTCATGCACCACGCCGGCCAAGCGCACAACTTCCTCTGTGTCGGATCTAAGGGCAGGCCACAACTTGCTGAGCGTAAGTTTGAGCACGGCTGCGCCAGCTCCTTGGATGGGAGTATTACAGCGCGTGGTGAGCTTGTTATTCTCTCCCGGAAGAAACCGCCGGAGCCCCGAAACACGGATGGCGACAGATGGATTCTTCGCAGGCGCATCAGCAAGTGCAGCATTTGTACGCTGCCATTTGCTGATCCCTTTATATGCAGCATGGAACTTCTGCCTGACTTCCGCCGCCTCATCAAGATCCATCTGGATTCCCATTGTTGCCGCATAATTCCTGAGCCCTTTTGCACCGCTTCCATACAACAATCCGAAGTTGGCTGATTTACTAATTTGCCTCTGTTCTTTTGTAACTTCATCCTCACTAACCCCATAAATCTGCATCGCTGTAATCGTATGCAAGTCTTTCCCCTCCTGGAACGCCCGAGTCATAAGCTCATCTTGAGCTTCTGCCGCCGCCAGCCGCAACTCCATCTGCGCGAAGTCCGCCACCACAAACTTCCACCCAGCTGGAGCCTGCACACAAGCCCTAAACCGCTGATCCCTAGGAATCTGCTGGAGATTCGGCGACATACACGACATACGCCCCGTATCAGCTCCCATCTGCAAATAGCTGGCGCGAATATACCCATCGTTCGCCACATTCTTTAACAACGTCTCTGCCATCTGTCGCCGCTTTTCTACTTTCTTCCAGCGCAGATAATCCGCGATAATCCTGTGATCGCCCACGTACTCCTGCAGCGCAGCACGACTAGCACTCGGCTTATTCGTCTTTGGATCGACTGGAGCCTGTCCCAGCAAAGCCGAGAACTTCGCCAACAACTGCGCCGGACTGTTGAGGTTAAACACCTGAGGATCCGGTTTTTTACCCTTCGGCCCCGGCTTTGTCTGGAACTTCAGTCGCCCGTCAATCCCCCGGTGCAGTTTGAAGTTCTTAGGCAACGCGGCATCAAAATCCTCGATGAACTTATCCCCCACTTCCTTATGCTCGATGTCCAGATCCTCGATCAGCTGCTCAAGCGCTTTTTTGTTGAACGGCAGCCCGGTCCTCCACAGTTGCGCCATCGCCTGGAGCGCATTGCACTCCAGATACCACGCTGGGTACAGCCCACCAATCGCCATCCGCTCAGCAATCTCCCGCTCCAATGCGGTTAGAACCACCACGTCATTGGCGGCATACTCCATCTGATCCCTAGTCAGATCACCCGACCAATCGCTGCGCTGCTGTTCCTTCGAGATGTCCAGCTTCAGATACCGCCGCACCACATGCTGCAGACCATGCTTGAGGTTGGGCATCCCGTTAGTCAGCACCCGGCTAGCCAACATGGTGCAAAGAACCGTGCCCGCCGGATAAATCTCATACTCCTGGAGCCACCCGAGATCAAAAACAGCGTTGTGCGCGATCCACCGGCGCTCAACACTGAAGAACTCCTCCAGGTCAATCCAATCGTTGTCGTCTAGCTGAAAACAGTCAATGACCACCGGCGTCTTCCCATAGGTCGCCAACTGGAGCAGCCGCAGCCCCCCAAAAGTCGGCTGGAGGCCGGTGGTCTCAACGTCAAATGCAACAGTAGTCGCACCCTCCAAAGTCGGAAGGTGCTCAATGCCAAAGAGAATTTCCATGCCTGGTAGAGCGTGTACTGTGTCACTCTAGCACACTGTCAACCTCCCGCGCCGAGCACAACTCCGCCATCACCGTGCCAGCCTCAGGAATCCCCAGCGTGCAACGGTGGTACCAATGCACACACTGCCGGCACAACCCGCCATCCTCACACCGCTTGTAGCTGTTGAGCATGGCCTCCAGGCGTAACTCCGCCCTACCAGCCTCGCTGGAGCGATAACACTTGAAACAGTAAAGAGCGCCCGTTATGGGCTTGCTGCAGGTAGCGCACAACCTGCTGTTCTTAGATGCACCCATTAGGAAAAACCAACGCGTAGAAATCCAGGTAGCCGCTGCAATTTTTCTTGCTTGTCCCGAGCGTGCTTGGCAGCCCCGTCAGGCAGTTCCACTTCTACTGTGAAAAATTTGTGCCCGCAAACAGCACACTTGCGCTGGCGCAATACTGATTCCGCCGTGTCATGACAGGTACGGTACACACCAAGCCTTGACGATCCGCACTCAGGACACTGCATCGAACACAGCCTCCGCAATTACAGGAAATTGCCGCGCAAAAATCTGCTGGCACTCCAGTGCGATCTGCTGGTGCTCCAGCTGCGTCCCGTTCGCACTCCGCAGTTGGATGTAGTGGATCCAGCTACGCAAAGTACCGTGCATGTACATCGTGGTCGGCGTACATAGCGGCAAAACTCTACGTGCCGTCTCCTTAGCCATACCCGCATCCAACAGCATCTGGTACACCCGATAACTGTCAGACAACACTTCCCCAATCGTCTCCGCCCACTGCTGCTGGCGCAGAGGATCTACACCATCAACACTGTTCTGCCGATTCGTAGCATCCTGTAGCCGCTGGTGCGGAATCTCTGCCGGTGAAGTCTGCGCGTAGCGAGTCGAAAACTCTTGGAACGAGAACGATCTGTGCCGCAAGATTTGGGCAGCAATGTCGCGCTCAGTGTCAATCTGCACGCACATCGAAGCCATCTCAAATGGGCTCCAGTGCTGGTGTTTAATCAAATACCGCAGCAGCTTTGGAGCGGTCTTGTCGTTGTCCGCATTTTCAGGATTAGACACCCTGGCCATGCGAACAATCAGCCGCTCCGCATCAGGCGTGCAATGCACAAAAGAAACAGTCATCAGTCTTTGTAAGGAGCACAAGCAAGTTTGTTAATCAGCCGGTTCAAATACCAGCGAGCTTTCATAAAATCCTCCAGCGGATCCTTCTTAAGCCACGCCCTGCTGACGTACTTAATGACCTGCCACTGCAGCCCACCAACCACAGCATCTGGAGCGGACTTCACCCAATCCTCAATTACATCAATGACCTCAACTTTACCGCTGTTGTAATGAATCGGGTGATCTACGGAATCACTCATCCCTTCGATCCCTGCACAGTTGTGTCGCCGTAATACCGCCCCGTCACCGAGTAGTCCCTACTTGGCAACATCGACAATCTGTGGAACACCAGCTGAGCTATCCGCATCCCCGGCCAAAGCGGAACCGGGTGCATAGTCCGCGCATTCTGCAGCTCCAGGGTCAGCCGCCCCTTGTAACCAGGATCGACATACCCTGCCAGCAAGTGCTCAATACCCTCCCTGGCACGACTCGACTTAAGCGTTAGCTGCCCAGCAATACAGTCAGGCAGATAAAACTCCTCCAGCGTCTCAGCCAGCACAAACTCATGCGGCTGGAGCATGTAGGGCTTCTCCTTACTGCAGTCCGCAATCGAGTACGGCACCATGCTGTAACTGGTCGGAATCTCCACCAGCAAGTTGTCACCAAGTCTCACGTCGAGACTCGCTGGATTCACCAGCTCTTGATCAAAAGGAGTTACAAGACCCCGGCGAACCAGGGTCAAGATCTCCACGTCAGGGAGAATCGTCACGCTCAGCCCACCGACTCGGCTGTCTGCTGGAGCGCAACACTCTTCCAAGTCCTGCCGAACTTGATGTTGTTGATGGTGGTGGTATGCACGCCAAACTCCGTGGCAATCTTGGCCACCGACTTACCGCCAGTCGCCAGCTGCCGCTTGATCTCCAGTACCTTGCCCTCAGTCAGCGACGACACTCCCCGCCTCCCACGGCTGGACCCACGAGTCTTACTTTGAGACTGGGCCTTGCGAGTGATCTTCTCACCGGCGGGCAGCGGGACGGTCTGCTTCGGTTTAGTCAGATCCAGCTCGACGTGCTGGCACTGAGTAAGCGCGGCACGGGCCTCGTCAAGAGCTTGCGTGATCAGCTGGAACTGGTGCTCAGAAAGAATGTGCATGTTCATGGTTCAGAACGGGTGCAGTGTAGTACAGGATCGCCCTCGTGGTCATCCCACTCGGGAACCAGGCAGCAGCTAAGGAACAGTGCATTGGGGCACAACTCCTTAGCCGTGCTGATGGCATGAGCAGGATTGCGGGCCATCAGGTGGAGCGGTGCGGCATGGCTGAATGCCACGCGGTACAGCTGGAGTGGCTTCACGGCAACCTCAGCAGCAACGGCAGCAGGCACACGAAGGCCACCTTGATGCACAGTTCAACCGCTACGCCAAGGGCAAGCAGCAGGGCGAGGGTGAGCAGGGCGTTAAGCATCGGCACCCTCCACCCCAGGCACCGGCTCGATGGCGGGGCGGCCCCAGCGGGTGAGGACGGCATGGAGGCCGTGAACAGTCGCTGCCCGTTCAGCTCGTTTGGGCCAGTCATCAATCGGCCCCTCGTAGCAGTGGTCGCGCTTAGCGAGGCCATAACAGCGCAGCAGCTCCTCATCCGTCGGCCCCTCCGGCTCGGGCTGGGCCAGAGCCCGTACCGCTTTCAGTCCGCGCAGGTGGATTTCGTCAGCAGTGCCCCCCTCCGAGCGGCACGCCCTGTAGAAGATTTCCAGCATCTCCCGGTCGCGACCTGTGTGCTCAGCGTCGATGTAACCGGGGGGCAGCTCCTCCGGCTCGGGCTGGGCCAGGGCGGCCAACAGTGCAGTGCGGTACTGGCCCAGAGATTGGAATGATGCGGCGAAAGCATCATCAGCAATCAAGGCGCGAAAGTCAGTCATTGCCACCCTCCACCCTCCAGCTCGGCGGCGATGGCGAGCAGCTGATCGCGCACTTTGCAACGATTGCGAATGGCGGCAAGTGAAAAGGATCCTTTGTCGATGTCACTAGGCTCCGGCACCACCTGATCCGCAGCGGCTCGCAGGACGGCGGCGGCACATTGGTAGTCTTTTTTGAGAGGGCCGTCTAGCCAACCACAGTTGTTCATGTAGGCACGTAGCACCGCCAGCGCTGCGGGGGAGATAGGTTCAGCCATCGTAGTGCGGGTAACAAAAGAGTTTTTCAATACGTCCAACCTCAATCTCAAATTGTTCAGCCATATCAAACGGCTGGCAATCATGAGTTTCGGCTAGTTCGCTTAACTGGAGACACGTCACCTCGCGGAGTTTCTCAAGAAGAAAGCAACGGAGAGCCCGTTTATGCTCTGGCTTCATTCAGGTAGCGCCTCCAGTGCGCGGCGAAGAGTGTCTTGCATTTCGCTGTTGAATAAACGTGGCTCTCCTGGCTGCAATAGCGCTAGCGCCTGCTCCTTCAAGCTCGGCGGCTTGGGGCGGCGGGCAGAACGAAGATCTTCCATCCACTGAGGCTGGTTTTCCAGCCACTCACAGCACGCCGCCAGCTCCTGGTCGGCGCCCCATTGGGCGGCGCGGGTGGCAATTAGTTGAATAGGGTCAGGGTCGGTGGCCAGAATCTGAACAGGAGTGGATTTCCACCACTGCTGCACCAGCTCCGGCGGTGGGGTAATCGGATCAGTCACAACAGCACCTCACGACAAAGGCCATGCACATAGCCATCAACGCCAGCCAGGGATGGTTGCCGATCGCCAGGCAGGCAGTCGCCATCATCAGCAGCCAAATGAGATACCCCATCATCAGCGTTTCCCCAGCTCAATTTGAATAGCGGCCTGAAAGTATCCGGCCGTTTTGATCTGCCGGTACGCCGCCCCAGCGTCATCACTCTTCTTGTCTTCTAGCGTGGCATACCTATGCCGCGCCTCCTCCAGTGCAGCCAGCGTATCTACATTTAGCAGCTCAAGATCCCGCACCGGCAGCCCTTGAATCTGATCCAGATACACCGTCTGCCCCAGCAGAAACGACTTGTAAAAAGGAACCATCGTTGTGTCAGACATTGGCTTGTTGGACAACATAAGAGTTGCGAAGTGAGTGGCAGATCGTGCCATGAGTCGGCTGCCCGATAGCAGCCAGAAGCTCGGCAGCCCTAAGCGCCACCATGTGCGCCATTAGCGCTGGGTCGTTCTTGTACTTACCGATGACTCCCATCAACTCGTACAGATAAGAGTCAGCGGGGCCAAAGTCTTCCGGGAAAGGCAGCCCCAGCGTATCCTCCCAGTCTTGTTCCAGGATCATCTCATCCGGCTGGAGCGGGTTGGGCCCCCACTCTCCCCCGTCATCACCATCCCAGCCATAGTCAGCGCGTACCGCCCAGTCCGCCTGCTCCTGGCGCATAGCAGCCTCAACGGCATCAATGTGGTCATACCAGTTGTTGTGTACTTGCTGCATCGCAAGATTGAAACTTGAAGAAGTCATTGGTGCTCAGGTAAAGAACTTGGGGTCTTGGTGCTTGAAGTGGTTGAGATCCGTGAGACTCAACTTGAGAATCTCGTGAATGGCCATCCGGGCAAGACGGCTGGAGCTGATCGTATCGCTGGTGGCGAAAACATAGATGAGGTGGCGATACAGCTGGGTCAGAGTCCGAGCCCGGATCCAGTACGTGTCGCCTGGGATGGGCTCGGTTCCATAGCTCCAGTCGTCATAGTCCGGCTGGTTCCGAAGCTCGCGGGCCTCAGTCGCCCCAATCCGACGTGTCGAGTGGGGCCCAGTCATCAATCCGCTCTGACAGGAGGTCGCGTAATTCTGCATCGGTTGCAGGAATCAAATCCTCATCGTGAAGCTCGAAGGAGCCTCGGCACAAGGCAGGCCCCCACTCCTCGGGGTCAAGGTACGTCTGCGGACGCACGACCACAGCATCATCGACAAGCGCCTCAACGACAAGGTAGTCCCCATCAAACTGCAGATCCTCGATGCTCAGTACGCGACTCATTTGACTTCCTCGGGTGTAGTAGCGATTGTGTCCAGCCATGCCCGCCATGCAGAATCCAGAAACTCCTGGAGATCCTGCAGCTCAGCCAGGCGCTTTTTGTGGAGCGAGGCGTCGAGACCGTGGTCCTCGGCCTGCTTGATCTGCTCCTGCTGCACCAGCACCGCCCAGAGGACGGCTCGGTACCAGGGCATCAACTTGTCGTTGTCGATAACAGTGCTTGCCATGTGTAGTACAGAAACACGGGGCCCGTTTCTCCGGGCTTGCCCTTAGCGTTACACAAAAACAGCCCAGCGTCAAACCGGGCTGTTGCGTTTCTTCACACTGGCACCCCCAGTTCCTCCGGCTGGTACTGGGTCAGCACGCATACGTCGGCCCCCTGCCTGAGCGCCCCGCCCACGATGTAGTGGAACTGGGCCTGCGCGTCCGGGCACTCAGCGATCTGGTACTCCTCGATCTCGTAAGCCTTGCCACGGCGGTACCAGGCCACCCTGACGACGGCCATCAGCTCAAAGGGGATGTCGCCCACGGTGTACCCCAGCGTGGGCTTCCTGGGCGGCTTGGGCTGGGGCGCATCGGACTTAGCCACTGGATCCCTCCACAACAGCCATGCGGCAACCCGCAGCAGCCCTAGGAAAAAGTTAGGCGACGTGAACTGCCCCATCACTCCCACATCCGTGCGGCTTCCTGCATCAGCTGCTCCAGCTCAGCCTCTGACCGCTGTTCCCCCCTTGGGGATACCTCCAAAACCTGTCCCACCTGACCAGATCCACTGGTGTCACTGGTTTCTGGGGTGGGACACGTAGGGGCGGTGTCCCAGCTTGTCCCATCTCCCTCCCCCGAAGGTGGGACAAGGTGGGACACGTCAACAGGCTGTCCCACCTTACTTTCCAGTCCCTGACTAGGTTTTTCATAGGTGGGACACATATTCACACACATATCACGCGAGGCAGAAACAGCCTGGAACAGATGAGCCTGCCCCCCAGTTCCAGCGGTACTACCCCCCACCTCAATCAACCCCCTCGAAACGAGCCTCTGGAGCGCCTTACGGATGGCGGTGACACTTCCACCGCACAAGGGGTCCGCAGCCAGGTCAGCGCGGCTCAGAGCGCGGGGATACGCAGCCCTAAGGCGCTGGAGCACCCGGTCCACAATCGACGCCGGACTGGCGCTGTCGCCATCCAGTTCCACGTAGTCCGCCAGCGAGAACGTCAGATCGTTCTCCAGCTTCATCAGCAGCTTGGAGCCATCCCGCCCCGCCCGAGACTTCTCCACGGTGATGAGGCGGGTGTTGCCCCCCAGTTGCTCCAGCTGGCGCTTGTCGGGCCTCCGAAGGCCCCAGCACTCGTCGCAGGCATCCCTGATCGCTGTGCTGCCCCGGAACCCGCCGGTCTTGTTCGCATGGTGAATCAGCAGGATCGTGCAAGCCGGGAACGTCCGCCCGTTGTTGTTCGCCAGCCAATAAATCGGACTCGCAAACTCCTTCTTGTTCTCATCAAACGCCGACCCCCTACTGCACCCCGTAATCGAGTCGATGATCACCAACTTCGGCTGGTGCCTCTCAATCAACTTCACAAAGCGGTAATACCAGTTCAAATCCCACCCCATCACCACCGTCACCGGATCCTCCGACTGGAACTCCAGATCCCGCAGCTGCTGCTGAACCTGCACCTCGCTCTGGTCGCCATTCAGGATCAGCACCGCCCCCTTCTGCACTGGAACCAGATCCCCCCGCACCGAGAACGGAATCCCCCTTGCCACATGCTTGGCAATCGTCCACGCCGACATGGACTTGCCATCCCCACCAGCCCCGTGGATCATCACGGTCCCCGGGCACGGCAACAGATCCGGGATCAGATACTCAAACTTCAAATCCTTCTCCAGCAGCCTGCTCATCGCCATCTCGTCATCCTGCTGCTCGAACTGCATCTGAGCGATCAGCAACCGCTCCAGAGCCCCAGCATCCCTGTACCCAGCCTCCAGCGCCAGCACATTCATCGCATGTGCCGCCTCCG